GCAGCTACAATCGGAATCGGATCTACTGTAGTAGCAACTACCGCTTCAATATCAAATAATGTTGAAGTTGGTGATTTAATTCAATCACTGAATAGTACATTTAAAGCAAGAGTGGTTGGACTAGCAACTGGTCAAATCATCGTAGATACAGTTTCTCCTGTTGCGCTTGCAGCTACAACTTTAGTTGTAACCTATGTCAGAAATTCTATAGATGGAACTTTAAGTAGAGGTGAGGGGTTACTTCCTAATAGTGATCTTAATTCAGTAGTCGATTGGTATGATCAACAGACTTTAGGATTAACTAATTCTACTGTATTTTGGAAAAACATTGCTCCTAGACCAGGAACATCTCAGTATACCGACTCAAGAAATGGAAAAAATGATGAGGTACACGTAGTTGTAGTCGATGATAGTGGATCCGTTTCTGGAATATCTGGTAACATTCTAGAGAAATTTACCAATCTGTCAAAAGCTACAGACGCCAAAATTACTCCAAGTGAAAATATTTACTATAAGACATATATTCAAAATAATTCAGAATATATTTACGCTGGCGAAGTAGATGCTTTACTTTCTCCTTCATTCACATCCAATAGTGATACCCAAACATCGAACATAATTAATTTCTACGATTCAGTATCTTCAAGTTCTTATGCAGTATTTGATTCTGGATTCAAATACATGTTCGATAGATTTAATAATCAGTTTAGATATATCCCATTGAATGGAGATATTGCTGGACTCATGGCAAGAACATCTATTAATAATTATCCATGGTTCTCCCCAGCAGGAGCTGCAAGAGGAACTATCAACAATGCGGTTAAACTTGCATACAATCCAAGTCAAGGTCAAAGGGATCTTCTTTATCCTAAGAGAATTAATCCAGTTATTTTCTCTCCTGGATCCGGAATTATTCTTTTTGGTGATAAAACAGGACTTTCTTATTCATCAGCTTTTGATAGAATAAATGTTCGTCGTCTATTCCTAACCATCGAAGAGACCATTGAAAGAGCTGCAAGAGCCCAACTATTCGAATTCAATGATGCTGTAACAAGATCAAACTTCTTGAATATTGTTGAACCATATCTCCGTGATGTAAGGGCAAAGAGAGGTATAACAGACTTCTTAGTTATTTGTGATGAATCCAATAATACTCCAGATATTATTGATTCAAATCAATTTAGGGCTGATATTTTTGTAAAACCAGCACGATCAATTAACTTTGTTGGTCTAACTTTTGTTGCTAACAGAACTGGAGTTAGCTTCGAAGAGATTGTCGGAACCGTTTAATTCTTTAAGATAAAACATCAATCCCTACCGAGGTAAAAACAATGGCTGCACAATTTTCAAATACATCAACCTTTCAACAAAGAACTCTAGAAGATTTTAAATCAAAACTAATTGGTGGTGGTGCTAGACCAAATCTATTTGAAGTAGAACTTGGTTTTCCCACATTCGCTACTGGTAATGACACTACTATCTCAGAGTTATCTAGATTTATGATCAAGGCAGCTAACTTGCCAGCTTCAAATGTTGGAGTAATTGAAGTTCCTTTTAGAGGAAGAAATTTAAAGATAGCTGGAGATAGAACCTTTGATGTGTGGACTATTACAATAATTAACGATGTTGATTTTAAATTAAGAACAACATTTGAAAAGTGGATGAATGCAATCAACAAACATGATGATAACTCTGGTTTAATTAATCCAGCACAGTATCAAAGAGATGCTATAGTAAAGCAGTTTGGAAGAGCTTCTATCCAAAATGCTACTGGAAACGTTGCTGATCCTGCAATTACAATTGGAACGACATTACCTGTTCTAAAGGCTTATAAGTTCTACGGAATATTCCCAACTTCAGTAAGTGCGATTGACCTTTCCTATGATTCTGCTGATACAATCGAAGAATTTACTGTAGATTTACAAGTTCAGTGGTGGGATGCTCTCGATAATGGTGGAGCTTCACAATTATCTACTACTGAGACCCCAACTGCGGAACTCTAATAAATAGTAGAAACTAGTTCACCCTTGAATAATGCCTAAATTATTTGGTTTTAAAATCCAAGATTCGGAGGACGATAGATCTAAAAAGTCTATCGTCTCTCCTGTTCCGGAGAATCAAGAAGATTCTTCGGACTTTTATGTGTCTAGTGGATTTTATGGACAATATGTTGACATTGAAGGAGTTTATAAATCAGAATATGATTTAATTAAAAGATATCGTGAAATGGCTTTACATCCAGAGGTGGATGGAGCTATAGAAGACGTTATAAATGAAGCAATAGTATCTGATCAAAATGATTCTCCAGTACAAATAGACTTATCGAATGTACCCGCTTCAGATAAACTCAAAAAAATTATTAGAGATGAGTTTATCTATATTAAAGAAATTTTAGATTTTGATAAAAGATGTCATGAGATTCTAAGAAATTGGTACGTAGACGGTAGAATTTATTATCATAAAGTTATAGATTTAGAAAAACCACAAGAAGGAATTAAAGAAGTAAGATATATTGATCCTACAAAAATTAAACTTGTAAGAAAAATTAAAAGAGATGGAAAACATGTTTTGAATCCATCTTTTATGGTTACTGATGGTAAATCAGGGAACGTTAGTATGAGCACTCCCGAAGTGGAAGAATTTTATGAATATGATCCAAATACTAGGGGTGGTCAAAGAACAAGTACTTTTAAGAGTGGTGTAGGTGGCGCTGCAAGAATTTCTAAAGATTCAATCACATATGTACATTC